TAATATACTCAATAGTATCTCTTACATCGGTTGTAACGATTTCAGAACGACCTTCTATCTCATTACCAAAAGGTTCTCCAAGATAATACTTCATGGACTTTTCTCTTTGAGAAGACAGTTCTGTATTAAAGTTTCCTGAAGCAGACTCTATTTCACTGCTTAGTTGTGCAGCTAGTTCATCTTTGGTCATTTTTTTAGCCATTTATTTTGTGTACCTATCTTTAAATTTTTGAGCTGATGATTTAAGCTTTTTAAGCCCTTCTTTTCCTGCACTTTTAGCTATTTGATATGCTGCTGTAGCTCCCATTAATGGCCCAGCACCCATTGTTATTCCTTGGCGTAAAAAATCTATGTCTTTTTGTTTTTCGCTTTTTTTATTACTAGAATCTGCTGAAGACGTTCCTCCACCTTTTTTTCCTTTTATTTTTTTTTGCATACCAGGTCTTCTTTGTCCATACATTGCCATAATGTTCTCCTATACGACTGCGACATCAGGGCCTAATCTACCCTTGGATTCCCAGCGTGAATTTTTAGTTGTTGAATGTCTTAGGCTTAATGCAGCATATCGTGTAGCCGACATTAAGTCATCTTTAAGTTTAACCAGTTTCCCATCTTTACGATGATACATACGATACTCCTCAAACCAGTCATAAAGGGTATTAAATACTTTAAATCTACCAGACTCCATTCGGTCTAGCATCTCCATAAGTCCTGTTTCTACACTGTTTCCACCCTTTTTCTGCCCTAATGCAGGAGGATTTTCAAAGTGAAACGGCATCATATTGACATAAGCATCTCTGTATTGCTCGGCTAGGGTAACACCAGAACCTTTGTCGTGTTGATATCCATCGTGTGGCCATACAACAGGAATCCAATCAGATCCTTCTCGTTCATTGATGTGTGATCCGTGATAACTCGGTATTTGTTTAGCCATTCGATAACAGTCATAAACGTATACTATGTCTTCATCTCTATCCCAAGCTAACCAAACTACGGCTGTAGGGTGGTCATATCCAAAATCTATTGCTGCAATCTTTGCATAATGAGGGGGTATCTTAAAAGGCTCGACAGCTAAGTTATCCTCATCTATAGGAAATACTAACCCTGAACCTATCATTGGTATGCCTTTTGACCTCATATCTCGTTCATGTTGAGGTAATGCTGCTAAAATCTGTTCTTTCATATCTTCGGTTAGGTGTTCTGCATCTTCCCAACCTGCTGTAACTAAAACCTGTCCTGGTCTTAAATCACTGGTAAAATTCTGTACTACCTCAGTCATGCCTGATTCTGGGGTAAAAGTAAGGTAAACCTGTCCTTTTTTATCTAAGGTTCTGGTTATACATTGTGAGTAGATGTCTTGGGGTGGTTCTTCATCTAGCCAAATAAGGTCTAAACTCTCCCCCATAAATTTTTCTGCCCCTTGTTCGTAAGCCTTAAAGGCAACTCTAGACCACCCACCTGTGCTGTGTTTTACAAGTACCGAGGAATGTGCGTTAGGCACACCTGGTTTCCTTGTGGTTTCGCCAATGAGATGTTTGGGAATTGATCCTTTCCCTTTATCTCTGGGGTTGTCTGGTTGCCCAAATAATTCTTTTTGACAGATATCTCGTGTGGTTTCATTACTCGCACCACATACCCATGCCCTAATAGGCTTATCAAATCGCTTACCTTGCCACCACCTAGGATAAAGGCCTGTTAAATGAGCTGCCATTTCCATAGCACCCACATACGACTTACCTACTCGGTTAGCTGCCATCAATAATCTTTGATTGGATTCATCACCTGCTTTATGGAATCTTTCTTGAAAGGCGTAAGGTTGGTAATAATTTAATCTATTCTCCTCTTGTCGCTTAGTAAGCTCACCCAGGATCTTTTGTATTCTTTCTGTAGACATAATACTCCACCTCTAAGCCTATCCAATTTTTTTTAACATTGCAAACCAAATCGCCCTATCTTGTGTTTTATTTTATTGATACCCCAACATAGTGTGTTTATGAATATATTTTATTAGTATTGATATTTCCCACCATAGCAGAGATGGAACTATATATATATTCTTGTGTGCCTATGGGGGTTGCCTAATATTCTAATATTCTAATAAACAATTCTCTAATATTATTATTTTCTTATAAACAATACTAATCATTTATATAGGCTCTTAGGTTTCTTAACTGCTTTTATAGGGAATAAAAAGTGTATGGCTATATACTATTATTTTTCTAATCTATTATTAATACTTAGCATACTATTACTAATCTATTCTTTATATCTATATAAGATACACGCCTTTGGATTCCTTTCTTTAGAGTGGCGAATCCTATATATAGCCTGGTATTGTCTAATTACTAGCTAATTAATGATCGTTAGTTATTAAGTGTTTATATATAGCAAATAATGGCTATTGAGTACCTTTTGATTGTCGAATCTGATATTAATTCGTTATTAGACTCATCTAAGGTTGACATATACTATAGAAATATATTATTGTTATTACATAGGAATAAATAAACGTACATTGATGTACATACGAGGATATAAAACTATATGACAATAAACACAAAATCTTTAAAGGTAGTAAAGAATAACCTTAAATATGCTGTAATCAAAATACATTGGAATTTTACCAATGATTCTGAGATCAGTTACTTACATCATAATAGCGACAATATTTTTGATAATAAAGAAAGTGCTGTTTCAATGTGTAAGATCTTTAATGATAAAAACCTAGAAGATGATTCTTTTATGGTTGTTGAAATACCATTAAGGAAGTAAATTAATTTAAAGGAATGATTAAATAGCACATGGATAGTGCATATATAGGAGTTAAATAGATATGAATAAAAAAGAAAATGATAAATATATAATGAATAAGCGTATCAAGGAACATGGCGACAATTTAAAAGCCTTGTTTAATCTAGATATTGATAGCGTTAAACTATCTAAACAATTATTTAGATTAGAGAATAAAGCACATAAACTAGCCACTGACTATTGCAATGGTGATTTTCAAGGCGATATAGAAAAAGAATCGGATAAAATATTATCTAAGGTAGCTTGTATATTAAATACTAATACTTTTAATATGTTTTTGAACCTTGACGCAAGGGGATATGCTTTAAAATTCTTTGAAGATTTTAGCAAGGATAAACCACTACATAAAGATTGGGGAGGCTATGGAATCATAGCCCCCGATTTTAGAGAATCATTATGATTAATATATTAAAAGATAATAAAGAATCGACTATAAAATATCTTATATCTGAGATAAATAATAATAAAATAGTAACCAGGAATGGGACTATCTTTATTAAGAATGTTTCAGAGCATAAAATTTTAACAGCGACATTGGAGTATATAAGAGGTAGACAATGGATATTTTAATAATATTTGGATCAATATTTGCAATATGTTTAATGGCTCTAATCTATGCACTGGTTCAATTATGGACTAGGGGAGATAGAGCCTTTCTATATACATGGCTAGGTAGTTTAATTATTAGCCTAGTATTAGTTAAATTTATATTTTTAGGAGTGTAGACAATGAAAAAACAAGATATAACAATACAATTAAATAATATATTAAGTGATTTTTACAAGGTTTTTGGATATTTACCATTGCCCAGAGAATATATTATTAAATTAATAATCCGTGGTATTGATAGAGATTCTATATTTACTATGGGAACAGATGCACAAGGACATTATAAAAACGTAATTAAAAACAAATATTATAATCTTTATTACGAATAACCCTATAAACATTAAGAGCCTAGTATAATCTGTATACTAGGTTTTTTTTGCGCATAAATAATTACAAGGTACTATAATAAGCGACTAGTAATAAAAAGCTCAAATATGAGCTATTACTAATCCATATTGAAATTAAAAACTGATATATCCTATCAGATCGACTATAAATAATAGATACTGAATTAATACCAGGCTATTTAATTCCAAAGATTATTATATTGAATTATGCTAAACATCTTAGATTGAATTGAGTGATTGAATAACTAACGACTGATATTGAATTTGGCTAAGTTTTGGCTAAGTTTTGGCTACATCTGAGATTGAATAAGAAGATTAAGTATTATATTTTTTATTAAATTTTTTGGTGAATATTTCTTTATCGGCAACACTAAATATCTGAGAATCTAAGCCATAGAAAAGTCTAGTTTCATTGATAGCTTGAGTATAGCAAGTCCATTCAATATTTAAGTCTTCAGAATCTCTGGCTTTATTGAATATCTTGTCAAAGCCTTTATTGAATTGATCCTTATTCATTGGTCTTTGTTTGCTCCCCTTTGACATCTCTATTCTCCCAATTCCATCTTAGATTGTACTAGCTGATTTACCATTTCATCAATGCCCTGGACACCTTGTATTTTATAATTTTCACATTCAGTCTGGAACTCATCAACAGTTAGCGAAGATACTTCTTCAATTACTTGCTCTTGTCTTTGTACCCATTCTTCTTTGCTCATCTTCGTTTCTCCTATATCTCCAATGTTAATTTACTTTTAAATCTATTTCTAACTTATTTCTTTGATCTGTTACTTCTAGCGACACTTCTTTAAAATGAAAATATCCATTCTTTTCACAATCTTCATAATCATAAAAAAGTATATTAATTTTTGAATCATCTTCTTCATCACTGTGAAAATGAATATCAATCTTCTCTCCTTTTGGAGTAGTTATCCCTGTCCATTCATCAATAAATAATTTAGTCATAATATATCTCCAATGTTAATTTATTGTTGCTACAATGTTTATATACTCTCTTGTTTTAATATGCTTAAAGTAATGCGTAATTCCTATGCTATACATATACATATAATCATTGAACAAATCTGTTGTTTCTTGATATGAATTTACAACTTGGTCGCAGACATCAAAGACCAAATCAGTATCAGTTTCAAATTTCATTTCCATTTTATATCTCCTGTTAATTTATATTCTCCCTCATGCATGGTTTCGTAAACTTCCCATTTGTCATTTGTTTTATGCAAAATAGTTTTAAAACAACTATCGCCACCAACTACTAAGGCAATATCTCCGCACCAACCAGGACAATCAGACATATAATTTTCAATGATTGAACAGTTTTGTTTACATAATCTCCCTTGAAACCAATCATCTTCATAATATTCAACTAATGATTTTTCAATTTCTGTGTATTCTTGACTCATTTTATATCTCCAATGTTAATTTAAAGGATAGATAAGCTTGTGCAACTTAAGGACAAGGACTTATAAATGCCTATCACTTTTTGCATAACCCACATATCTATCCCATGTCTAATAATTTACTAACAAAATATATCTTTGTCAATAACTAATCCAGATTAACACCTAACTTTTCCGATATTTCTGCTAAAATACCCTGTTGTTTCTTCTTTGAGAGCATTTCCCATGCCATTTTGCCCTTAAGAAATTGCACTTTAGCCCTAAGTTTGTAATTTTCTGTGTTTAATTTATAACTTTTTCGTTCATTTTCAATAATCTCTGGCTTTTCTAATCTCCGGGCTTTGTTATATTGAGAAATTCTTAATTTATTCTGATCATAATAATTTTTATTATACGCCATTAAAAGGGTACTCCTTCGGTATCATCATCATCATTTCTAGGTGGCTTACCAAACATAGATGTATCTTCACCTATAGATTTACCTTGATTACTAGATGATTTTCTGTAGCCACCACCACCAGAGCCTTGATAATCTTCTGCAAGTTTAATGCTAATACTGGCAGTTCGCTTTGAATCTTTTTCATTAAACCAGAATGAAATCGAATATGTTTCTCCACTCTTTAAAACTAAGTCTTCTTGTGGTTTGAAAGCGTTGTTACTAAGATAGGGTGGACAATTCCTGCCTGTTTCTTGGCTTATTTGATCTCTTTTTTGGTACATAGCGTCAGTTACATCTGAAAACTTGTCATTCAAAAAGACATTTATATACATTGGTTTTGCCATTATTTATTCTCCTGTATGTAATCTAATGCTGTTTTTATTGCTTTTATTTTTTTATTGATTTCTTTCCTTTGTTTTTTTAAAACTGAAGATACTGCTAAAAGAGATTCTATGTAGGCATGATCGACAGTTTTTAGTTTCTTTTGTGTCCAATCATCTGATAATGGGCAATTAAACCTTTGCATGTCGTCTATTAACTCTTGAAATGGGTTGTCGGACATAAACCCTCTTTGGATTTTTGGTTTAATATTTGTTACTTTATTTTTCATGTACTACTCCTTTTAAGTTATTTATTCTTGCTTTTAAATCATCAGCTATCAGTTTTTTAGCAATAGCTATTTTTTTAACCTCCGGAATGTCAGTCATTTTTATTTTCTCTAAAACATCTAATAATTTATCCATTGTTTTCCCCATAAATAAGTTTAATTTTGTGTTCGCCCTCGAACTTCTTAGGTTTCTTCTCAATATCTCCAGAGCCTATTAAAGCTATAGAAAATTCTTCAAGAATCGACATTAAATAATGTTCAAATTCTATATTACGCTGAATTTCCCATATTCTAGTGCTATTAAAAGACCATGAAACTAAATGAGTTTTGTTTATCTCAACGCCTAATGAGTTTAAGACATATTGTTGTATACAAACTTGGGCTAAATATATCCTCATTTTCTCTAAGGTATGAGGTTTCTCTCCCATAGCCCCACATTTTATTTCCAGCAAAACATCATTATATCTGCCGTCTGGAGTACAAGATAAATCAACAACAGTATCTCCTTTGAGATTAAAGGCGTTTTGCAACACATAATTATGTTGGTCTTCTAGTATCTCTGTAGGCATTTGTTTGTTAATCAATATCCATTTAGCTATCCCAGATTTTTCATGTAAATTTCCGTGATTTACATATTTCTGTGCAAACTCATTGATAGGCTCAACAACATCATTTAAAAGATTATCTAAAGTCTTTTGTCTTGAAACATAAGTACCAAAGCATATGTTTAAGGCATTAGAACTTCTGAGATTAAACCTTTTCAAGTGCTTCTCCGAGCTGAATTTCGTTTGTGTTTTCATTGATACCCCCATTTTTAAGGGCTAACTCTACTGCTTTTTTCTTATCTTT